ATCTTGTACTTGATGATCCTGCAACACCTTTAGATACAGCTGTACTTGGTACCGCCGCCGCAGATATTGTAGATATAACAGCCTTTGTAACTCAGTGCTACATAAGGCGTGCCTTTAATAGATCCTCTGACTCATTTATTGGTGGCAGTGCAAAAATAGTATTTGTAGATCAGACAGGTACTTTTAATCCTGCTAATACTGGATCACCTTTGTACGGCAAAATTAAACCTATGCGTAAGATCCGCATGACTGCATCTTTTAACAGTGTTAATTACAGCCTTGGATCTTTTTATGTGCAAGAGTGGAATTACAAAAGCCCTAGCGGATTTGATCCTGCCTATGTAACTCTTAATTGTGTAGATGGTTTTCAGCTACTAAACCTGACCACCTTGACCACAGTCAGCGGTGGCACTGCCGGCCAAACTACCGCTGCCAGGGTTACAAGTTTGCTTGACTCTGGGGATTGGCCAGGTGGCATGAGGGACATATCTACAACAGCTACTACTACAGTACAAGCCGATACTGGAGCTTCAAGATCTTTACTTGGAGCTTTGCAAGAGGTTGAACAAACCGAAACCGGGGCTTTGTATGTGGATCAAAGAGGCTTTGTTAAATTTATGTCAAGGTCAGACATTATTACCGCCTCTGGAGCTGCACTTACAAAATTCTCAGATGTCAATTTATCAAGCGATATAACTTACCAAAATGTTGAGTTTGATATATCTGACTTTCAAATGATTAACAAAGTAACTGTCACGCCAACCTCATTAACCAGTCAGACCGCAAGCGATTTGACAAGCATTGATGATTATTTTCAGCATAGTAGAGTTAGGTCAGGCATTATGCAGACTGAGGCAGATGCTCTAAATCAAGCTCAAATGATTATTGCCTCACGCAAAGAGCAAGGGGTTGATATACAGCTTAACTCTTTGACTGTAGATGCTTATAGTCAAGATGATCCTGCAAGGACTACGGCAGCTTTAGAGCTTGACATTTTTAACCCTATTGAGGTTACACAAACCTTACCTGCCGGCAATGTAGTCAGTGATAGCGTTATAGCCGGCGTGCAATATCAGATCACCCCTAATTCTTTTCTTGTAACATTTTCATGCGCTCAACCCTTTGCGGTAGGTTTTTTGCTAGACTCAGCCGTTGATGGTTTATTAAATGAAGACATTTTAAGCTACTAGGAGATACATGGCCACCTTTGTAACCGGACAAGTTTTGACAGCTGCACAAATGAATAGCATTGCTAACCTGACTGTAAGGGCTGTAACTACGACATCTGACACCTTTGTAGTCGCAGATGCAGACAATAAACTTATTACTTATTCAGGAACAGCTGCTACAACAATTACTATACCGCCTAATAGCTCTGTAGCTATTACAACTGGATCAGTCATAAATCTTATTAAGATTGGTGCTACTGGCACAATGACTATTGTACAAGGAGCAGGTGTAACTGTAGCCTCTGCCGGAGCAGTCTCTACAAGTCCTACAATTACTACAACTTTTGGTGCGGCAAGCTGTATAAAGGTAGCCGCTGATAGCTGGTATGTGGTAGGCCGGATAGCTTAATGTCTTTAATTCTTGGGATATTAGACAGTGGTGCGGCGGCAGCTGCGGCTAATAGTTATGAAAGTATTAGCACTGTAACTGTTGGCTCAGGTGGTATTGTAAGCGTTACTTTTAGTTCAATACCTGCTACCTATACACATTTACAAATAAGAGGTTCTGTTCAAGCATCTACAACTAATCAACAATATAACAATGTTAGGCTTGAACTTAATTCAGATACTACTAATGCTAACTATAATGTTCACCGTTTGTATGGTAACGGTTCATCTGCTGTTGCTAATACTGAACAGTTTCCACTTATCGGATATATGCAAGATAAAACTTCAAGTGCTAATACATATTCAGGTTTTGTGATAGATGTGCTTGATTATGCTAACACTAATAAATATAAAACTCTGCGCTCTTTATTTGGTGGTGATGTCAATATGGCAGGTGGAATTCTTGGACTTCAATCAGAATTATGGATGAATACCGCCGCAATAACTACAATCAAACTAATAGCAACAAACGGAACTTCACCATTATTTACGCAATATTCCCAATGGGCGTTATACGGAATTAAGGGAGCATAATGGCATCAACCTATGAAAAGATAGCGATTAATACTTTAGGTAGTAATGCTTCTAGCGTAACTTTCTCTAGTATCTCAGGTAGTTATACTGATTTGGTATTGGTATGTAATGTAATTGGTGTTGGTGCTAACACCGATGAAAACTGTTCTATTCAAGTCAATGGCGATACTGGCTCTAATTACTCAATGACCCGTTTAAGAGGCAATGGTACTGCTGCATCAAGTGATAGGGATTCATCTGCCACTTCTGCAATTGCGGGGATTATTACTGTCAAAACTACCGATGATGGCACACGCTCTAATGTCATTGTCAATTTCCAAAATTATAGCAATGCAACTACTTACAAAACTTGGTTAAGCCGTTCTAGTTCTGCACTTTACAATGTTCAAGCAATGGCTAATCTTTGGCGTTCTACTTCTGCTATTACTTCTATTAAGTTTCAAATCAATAGCAATAACTTTGGTACTGGCTCAACCTTTACACTCTACGGAATTAAGGCGGCATAATGGCTAATACATATACTTTAATTTCAAGTGTTACGGTTGGAGCAACTGCGGTAGCCAATATAGACTTAACTTCAATACCTGCTACATATACTGATATTGTTATTTTAGGAAGTTTGAGAACAAATGGTAATGGTGCTGGAATAACTGTTACCGTTAATAATTCTACTACAACCTATTCAAGCAAAAGATTATATGGTGATGGTAGTTCTGCCGCATCTGATTCTTATTTAACAAGTGGATTGGCTTTAGCAGGTGGCACAGATGCTAGTAGTTATACCGCTAATACTTTTAGCAATTTTCTTTTATACATACCAAATTATGCAAGTGCTAATTACAAATCTATTTCAAGTGATGCAGTTTCAGAAAATAATTCTAGTAGTAATTATATGAGTTTGAATGCTACTCTATGGAGTAATACTGCCGCTATTACTAGCGTAAAATTAACGCCTGATGTTGGCAGTTTAGTCCAATACTCAACCGCTTATCTATATGGAATATCTAACGCATAAGGAGAAAATGAAATGACAAATAAAATAGTAGTAGATTGCTCAACAGGTGAGGTGCAAGAAATTGCATTAACGGCTGAGGAAATTGCCGAGCGTGAGGCTATGGCCGAACAATACGCTACACAAAAGGCAGAAGAAGAAGCACAGAAGGCGGCTGATGCTATAGCTAAGTCTGCCTTGTTAAAAAAATTAGGTATTACCGAAGCCGAAGCAAGGCTTTTGCTTTCATAGCATGTTAGGTCATGGCAAAAATTATTGAGCTGACAAGCCCAAACGGTTGGCCGGCTAGTGAAGACCGCAAAGCTATAGGCATACAATCTTTTGCCATACCCGGCACATCTCTTAAGATTGCATGTGCAAAAGATGTAGCACCAATACTTGTTGCGTTTTGTAAAGAGTTTCATGAGCTTGTAGAGCCTATTGATAAAGGTCAATTAGATGACTGGGGTTATGCTTTTAGGATGACTAGAGGATCAGATAAAGTCCTAAGCAATCACTCATCCGGTACAGCTGTAGATTTGAACGCTACAAAACACCTTTTAGGTAAGTCAAATACATTTACAAAAGAGCAAAGGAATACTATACAATTGCTTTTAGTTAAGTATGGCTTGGCTTGGGGCGGCAACTACAAAAGGCGTAAGGATGAAATGCACTTTGAAATAGCCATGAATAAAAATCAAGTGCAACATAAAATCAAACAGTTAGGAATAAAATGAAACTAAGCGCAAAACAAAAGGCAATTATCAAATCCTATCTACGCAGTCTAGCCGCTGCTACTGTCACTACAGCTTTAGCTTTAGTAGCTGACATACGCCCTGAACTATCTATCCTTGCAGGTGCGCTAGTCGCCCCTTTGATTAGATACTTTGATGGCGAAGATAAGGCCTTTGGCCGCAATAGTAAATGAGTGCCAATGACATGGCCGCTCTTGCAGTAGCTCTTTTAACAATTATAGGATCTTTTTTTGCAGCTGTAAGGTGGCTTGTCAAACACTATCTATCAGAGCTTAAAGATGACCACAATGGTGGGCATAATTTAGAGGGCAGAGTTAGGCGCATAGAAAATAAGCTAGACACGCTTTATGAAATACTCATAACTAAAAACTAACCTGCATACCCTTCTCTTATGAGAAGCTGCGTGATAGTGCCAACTAGAGGCAGACCTGAAAACATGGCCAGACTAGCTGCATCCTTTGTTGGCACAAACGCATCTGTAGATCTATATGCTGTAATAGATAATGATGATCCGAAATGGGATGAGTATGCAAAAAATGAAGACTATAAATGCTTGCCTTCGGAGAATAAGACGGGCGGTTGCGCCAAAGCTCTTAATGATGCTGCGGTGCATTTACTTGATTACAGTCGCTTTCCTCTTTATGATTTGTACATTTTCATGGGTGATGATCACTTGCCTAGATCGCTGGATTGGGACAAGGCTTTTGAAAAAGCGTTATTAGGTAAGACCGGCATTGCCTATGGTGATGACTTATTACAAGGACAAAACCTGCCTACAGCTTTTGCAATGACTAGAGATATTGTTGATCAGCTCAGAGGTATTACTTTCCCCGGTTGCATACATTTGTATTTTGATAACTTTGTAAAACAATTAGCAATAGATATTGGCTGTCTTATTTATCTACCAGATGTAATTATTGAACACCTACACCCGGCAGCTGGTAAAGCTGAGATGGATGAAGGTTATGAAAGAGTTAATCAAGTTAAATGGTATGAGGAAGATTTACTAACCTTGCAAACTTACCTAAGATCTAAAGAGTATGCAGATCTTGTACATGCACTTAAATGAAAGTCCTTATCACCGGCT